CACCACCTTTGCCAGAGAATGTTGAAGCACGTCATCCGTTCCGCCGTGCGCTTCTGGGCCTTTCGGCTTAGGTAAGCGCATGCACCCTATAGGTTTGCACGCGGCAGCATGATTGCTGCGTCCGCCTCAGGACGTGCTCTGCCGGTTCTTCCAGCGGATAGAAGTCTCATCGGTTCGCTTTCTTGAACGCAGTCACCATGCGCGGCTCTTTCTTCTTGTGCGCCAATTCAGGATTCGCGTGCAGTTCGCCCTTCATCTTGTCTTTTTGTTCGTTGGACAAGGGACTGCCAGATGAAAGTAGATAGCGCGTCTGTCGGGGAGTCCAAGGCATTTTAGAGACCGGGAATATGGTGCGAACCGCGTGAGGACTGTTGCATTATTTCCGGCATCTCTTCGCCGGCCTCTTCGCCCATCTCTTCGTCGGGACTCTCTTCTTCCTGTCCGGCGGCCTTGTGCATGTGGTCCATTGCATCCTCGGCGGTATCGTGCTCGGAGTTGTGTTCGTGGCCTTCCTCACCGTGCTTGGAGTGGACCTTATGCTTGTTGCTGGCCTTGTCGTGGGTGTAGTGGATTTCGTGCGCTGGCCCGTGGTTCGCTACCACATCCTGAATCGATTCGCTGGAAGATTCCTTTTGCGCGCCGTCGGTCGGTTTCTTGTCCGGCTCCGGCTTGGGTTTACTGCCGTGACTCTCTTCGTGCATGCGAGCGCGGCTAATCGAATGGTGAGGCGTTCCGTCGTTTGCATAAACTCCCATGTTCATTTTCTCCTAGGACGGCGCTGTAGCCGCCGCTGCTTCTCTTGCTGCTTCGAACCGAATCTTTTCTTCCGCTTTGGCTTTCTTGTACGCTTCCTCAATTTCCTTTTGGCGTCTCGCGAGCATGATTTGATATGGCGTACCGTGTTCGACGACTTCAGTTTGAGCGGGAGTAGAGTCTGCTGGTTCTGGAGTTGCGCGGGTAGCTTGAGGCATGCCAGGTATCAGGAATTGCCGCAAGCGATCCGCTTCCGCCCATCCCCGATTGGCCTCTACGATACACCGATTCATTTCTTCGGCGTGAAGATTTTTTAAGGTTGCTACCTCTTCGGCATGTTTCGAGCGCAGCGTGTTCAGTTCCGCTTCGAGAAACCGGACATAACGCGAACGGAATAGATCAGTCCAACTCATGCCTTAATCCTCATTTCTCGCAAAAAGCACTTGTCTTTCTCCGTCAGGTTCAGCACGGACAGGCGAGCACGCTCCCGCGCCCAGTCATAATCTTTCTCTATCCGCGCAATTTCCATATCGGCAAACGCTTGCGCTTTTTGGCGTATCACTTCGCGCATTGCCTCTGCCATCTGGCGCGAGTTAGGGTAAACGCTGCGTTTGTCGTCGTCCACGGCTACTCCTCAAATGCAAACGGAATAGGAATCGCTAGAGCTTCGATCACCGCAATTTTGTCCACATCCCCATGCAGAAACGCCCATACCTCAATCGTGCTTTTCGGAACTGTACTGCTAACCTGGAACGGGAAAGAGAAATACTTGTCCGATTCATTAGTACTCAGGGATTCGAGCAACGCCAAGTACGCAGCATGTTGCGCTTCATGCCCAACTAGGATAATCAGGTCCGCAGGGTTTCTCTCTTGCAGCGCTGCCGCCAAGATCATCATATTCAAACTAGAAGAAGAGCAGTAAATTTTCTTCACTGCGGCCTCACTCTTCTATACCACGACGGAACCGAAATTGGCTTAGGCGGCCGTTTGAGTGCCGCTTGTTTCTGGTTGTAATCCTTGTACGCTACCACGGCGCGCGCCATCGGGTCTTTAATCGCCGCCAGTTTTTCCCGCAGCTTGACCGACTCCGGCACATCACTCGCGTCCAGCAACGTCCCTGCAATTCCGTACCGGCACGCATCCCCAATATCATCATTCAAACTCAACCCTTTCGGCTTAATCACATCCTCAGCCGAACACGTTATTCCATCGCCGCGAACCAGCAACGGTATAGCCTCTGCCAATGTGGGACACTCGTTTTGTAATACAAAGAACTCATCAGTGTCCAGCAAATCGTACATTTTCTGCCAGCCGGCCACACGATCTGTATTTGACCGCATAGGCATCGGCAAACCCGCACGCTGCAATAGTTCGCCTACTTCATCGGCCACCGTGCGATTGCTTACCGTCCGATTGAACCGCTCCCAAGAGAAATGGATTGCCTCAATGTTCCACTTGTAGCCGTACTCGTTGTCCCGCTCCTGCTCCTCGTACTGGTAAGTATCGTCTGGGTCAAACGGTTCGCCAGGTTCGGGATACCGCATTTTCGCTCGCGGGATAGACGCAATCAGCGCCTTCGCTTGCTCCTCCGGAGTAGCGCCTTGCGACTGCCCATCGGCCGCACCGGACATAACCAATTCCTTAATCGCCACATTGACGCGCCGCGGCTTGTCCCATCCAAACTTTAGGTTAGGCTTGAGAATCGCCTTGGTGAAAAACACAATCGTAGCGTAGTGGCCGAAACCGTAGTCCCATCCCACCCATACTGGCTGCCAATCCTCAAACGTGAAATCACTAGCAGCACGGCAATGGCGCCGCGGTTCCCAGTTCTCGAAGAACTGACCAGAGACCGAATCGAGTCTTCCCCACCTAATCTTGTCCCGCAGCGGACTCTTTTCGAGTGTCGCAATATACTCCCGATCATTGGCGTAGAGCGGATTCTGGTCTACCGTCGAGTGGAAGTACTCGTAGTCCTCCGCGCTATACTTGTCCTGGTCCATTCCCTGAAATGGCTTGTGATCTACCCACAGTTTCTTAATCCACGACCAGCCAACACCCATCGGGTTCGTGGCGCCGCCCATTGTTGGACGCGCACCAGGCAACGGGCACCGATTGCGGCCGGCCAGAGCATCCCAAATGGCAAACGAAAACTCTCCCAACTCTTCGAACCCGATAAACACATATTCAGTTGACAGGTACTTCCCAACGTCCGCTTCCCGCTCGCACGCCCCAAAGAATAGTTTGCTCTGCAACATCTTGCCCGTTTCTTTACCGGCGGCATCCAATTCTGGTTGAGGATGAAAATAAACAATGTGGTCTCCTTGGTGGTAGAACTGGTACATCCACCGCGGTACATCGGCCAGAAACTTGTCGATCACCGTTCGCTTTAGGTCGGGGATTGTCTTACGCAGGATGATGGTATTCGAGCCAGGATATTCTAAGCAGTGGAAGATTGCTTCCATCAGTAGCGGCCTGGACTTGCCAGAACCGAACCCGCCGACCTGCAACCGATACTTTGCTGGCGAAACATGGAACGCTATTTGATGTGGCCAAGGTTGATAGAACGAAGAAGTAGTACGGGGCTCACCAGCAGGTTCAGCGATTGCGGCAGGACTCACGGGAAGGATACTACCAGAAAACCATTCGGGAGATTAGCCCTCGAAGGAACATGGTGTCTCGCGATGGTCGAACCACCTATGGCGTGACGCAGTTCACAAAACCAATCCCCCGAACGTCTGTCTAACCCCGCAGTTCTGGAATATACCACAGGGTTAGACAGGAACCGGACCGGCATCCTTCACCGGCAACTCAATAGCTTGAGGTTTCCCACCCGCCTGACCAGCAGCAATTTGCTTCGCTTGGTGCTCCACAATCGCTTGCTGTACGCCGGAAGAGACCGCCATGTTAAACGCTCGATCAGTTCCCTCGCGTATCTCATTCAATCCCAGACCGCACTTGGTACAGACTGTAATTGAATCCTGAACCGGCCCTTGCGGAGTAATCCGCATGCCGCCAGGCATTGCCGCAATCGAATGCCCATGTTCAGCGCATACCCTCGCAGCAATCGCAGACGCTACCGCACTATCAGGACACGGATTCTTAGGCGCTTCGCTCATCTCTTTTTTCCCTTCGTAAATGAAGTTAAACATATTCGGTGCCAGTTCTACCATCCGAAACTCAATCGACGGAAAGCGTTTTTCTAAATGCTCTGCCACTTGGTCCAGCATCTTATCCAGGTCCGCAGCAGAGTACCCGCGGCGCGCCGGCGGATGCGACCGCCAGACAATATCCTTCATTCCAGGGATGCAGACTCGCACCCGCATCTCACGCCATAGCCGCTCGCCGCTTGCGCTTCGTTTCAATGCCGCTCCAGATATACAGCGAACCACATGCCGACACCCACACCAAGAGAGAAGACCGCGAACATGCCGGCAGCTATCCAACGGTTACGCCTCATTGCTTTGTGACCAGTGCTTGCATGCGTGCCGTGTGGTCTTCGAGAATCCTAACCCATTCCAGTAAACGCTCTGCATCCGGCAGCAGGTTATTAAGAACAGCCGGCGGATACCAGAACACCATTTCGCCTTTATCCTGCATCACTACCATGATCGGCAGACGGCGCCCTTGCATGACTTCGAGCACTAGGCGACCCTCGGCAGTATGGATTAGCTGGTCTATGTCTAGGTCGCTCATTTTGAAAGTATCTCCCGCAACCGCCGGATAACGTTCGCTCGCTCGTAACATTGAAGGCAGGGCATACTCTCACCAGTCACACTGTCCTTCCGCGGCCGTTCGCAGCGTTCATTACTCAACTGCAATTCGTGAATGTACCGCTCGACTTCCAGTCGTACATCACTCATTTTTTGAACCGACTTTCTTTTTTGGGCACGCCGCCAAGTGGAATATCGTTTGTCTTACGGTAGGACGTACACGTATTGCAGAGACACGTCAGCCGATTGGATGCGGCCGTGTGAATTACTGGAATCGTATTGGACTGCGAAGGCGTATCGGACGCCAGACTTTCTCCAACAATTCCTGTATCGACTGGCGGAATATCTGTTGCTCTATGTCCATCACTCGCACTTCGCGAGCGTCCACGTCCGCCGGCAGCAACGCGCCGTCTAGGAACCGTAGTTCCGTTAGACCGTGACAGGTTTTTATCATTCGAACTTCCATTGCCTTGCTCACTCTCCAGAGTGGAGTGCTTTGCTGCATCCATCCCGACCCGTGCTAAACATGCTCTGCGAATCCATTCTGAAATTGACATACCGCGCAGGTTCGCAGCAGTTGTCCACTCTTTCAGGTCTGAATCGATAACCCGAATTGTCACAGTAGGCATGTAAGACACGCAGCTTACAATAGGACGGATAGGGTATGCAAGCGAATTGTCTTACAGGTGTAAGTCAGTCGTCAGACGGCTTGTGGCCGTTCCCATTGCCATTATGCCCGTTCTTATGGCCGTTACCGTTTGTAGGCGCCGGCAGCGCAGCAGCACCAGCACCGACCAGACGCGGCGGCCGCGGAGCATCCACCACAATCACGCGTATCCCCATATCAACCGGAGTCCGATCTTCCGCGAAGAGTTTGTGATAACGCGCCAGCAGTTCCAGCGCATGCAGTTGATTCGTTAGCTTGATCTTATCTGTACGCTTGCCAGTGTGTTCAATCGCATGGATACAGGCGGCGGTATCTTCGTCTAAATCCTCAATCCTCTTAATAGAGCCGTCAGAATTGAATAGGCGCCGAGGGTCAACAAAAGCATGCCGCGCAATCTGTAATAGTGTTCGTTGGACGCCAAAATCCATTTTTTTTTCGGCCGGCGCGGAAAACTGCTTAACCAGCGCCTTCACCTTATGATTCTTTAAGAGAGCCGACGCTTGGAAAGCAGCAGTCTTGCGGGAGTAGCCGGCAGCGATGGCAGCTTGTGTTCCGTTGAATTGAAGAATGACGTACTGGCGAGCGAAGGATTCAAGACGCGCCTGGACTTTGTGATTAGACTTGCGGCCCATGATGACCGGATTCTAGCACCAGTACTCACAAACTGTAATTATTTTGTGCGCCGTGGTGTGAAGACTGGAACCGGAGAACGCCTACACTTGTTTTTCTTCCACCACGCGTCCCAATCCATTTTAACGTGCGCGTTGCGATGGCACGACCGGCAGAGATACATCAGATTTTTGGGATTATTGAAGGTTTCGAGTTGAGTACAGGTTTTCTTTTTATGGTGAATGTGGCCCTCGCCGGTCCCTAAAAGTAACTGGCAAGACTCGCACATGCTATTAGCCCTTTCACGAACTAGATCGAATGTGGCAGCGTCAGGCCGGACTAATTGCTGTACCCGCTGTCTACTCACGCCCAATGCCCGACCAGCCGCAGCGTAACTCATTCCCTCAATAACAAAGAGCCTAAACGCCTCTTGTTTTTCTACGCCAGGTTTAGGACCGCGCTTTTTATTTGCCATGCTCAAGATTTTACAAAATAACTCTTGACAGACGCAAGGGTTTTTTATACTTTGGGGTTGCCACAGTTGCTCCGGACTAAAAAGAGCACGGTCGGCAGGAGAATCAGATGGCCACTTCCTTAGCAATCCAGCAAGAAGCACTTAGCCGCGCAACCAGTTCGCAATCCCTAGCCAATTATGCCGCGATCATCCGCGGGTTTATGGCCAAGGGTTTGTCTGAATCTGAAATCAAGCCACGCGAAACGGTGAACTTCTAATGAATAACACCGTACTCGCCCTAGCTTTAGCTTTGACAAGTTTGGCGAACGCAAAGCAATCTAACCGTCCCTTCCGCGAAGTTTGGATTTGGGAATCCGCTTGCAAGCGTTTAGCGATTCGCGCACGCCGCCGCATCCTTCACTTTGCTATGGAAGGATTGCGCCCATGACCGAAGCGATCACAACACTTGACGCGATCATCACGGCGAACGCAACCGGATTACTTGCGGCCGTCTTCGTTATCTCACTCGCATTTTTTCTAGCTTCACGCCTAGGAAGACGGTAGACAGTTCGCCCATGCTGCCCTGGTAGCATGGACCGATTGCCTAGCAATCGACGCCCACAGTGGAGAGCCAACTCACGGTAGGGCAGGAGAATAGAACACATGGAACTCTTCGCAGCCAACAAACAGTGGAGCACCAGACCAGCAGATGAACGCTTTGCCAGCTTGCAAGCGCTTTACGACGCTACCAAGCACTATGCCGACATTGCCAAGGAAAAGCGCATGCCGTTTGCAGACTTGCGCGTTGAGAATGTGGACGGCGACGTGCAACTGGTAGGCAAGGCCGGAGTACCCGCGAAACTCACGCATTGGGCATTTGGCCAGCTTTGTGCGCGCCTCGAAGCACCGGCAAGTTACTTGCGCGACCTGCCGGCAACCCTCGCATGCCAAAACCTTAACTATGGACTCGCCGCACGCT